GGCGCTGCCGGACGGTGATTTTCTCCTCAAGCTGCACCGCGGCAACAAGGACTACAAAAACAAGCCGATCCCGGTTGACGGCCTGCGCCCCTGGATTTACGGCATGACCGATGACCATAGCGGCAGCCACTGCTGCCGCTACGTTGCCGCCAAGGGGGAGAACGCCCGCCACAACATGGAATTTCTCTGCTGGGCATGGTGGGAGCAGCCGGGCAAGTGTTTCTGGGGCGTGCCGAAGAAAATCAAGGGCGATCATGGCCCGATGATGTCTTCACCCGAGGCAAAGGATTTCTTCGAGCGCTGCGGCGTCGAAATTGACCCCTCCACCCCCCTGAACAAGGACGCCCACGGCAAGATCGAAAGGCCGTGGCGTACCCTTTGGCAGAAATTCGAGCTGCCGTTTTTCGCCATGTCCGACTGGAAGCGCTTCGAGATCACCATGTCGGAGCTGAACAGCCAGTTGATGAACTATTCCATCGAATACAACGAACGGCGCCACCGCTTCGAGCGGAACATCAGCCGCCGCCAGGCATGGGAGCGGATCAGCCTGCACGGCGGCGTCACGATCCTGCCGAATGATGCCTTGGAGACCATCGCCAAGAGCAATATCGAGCGGACAGTTACCCAGGAGGGCGTTTTCTGGATGGATAACGTCCCCTACGAAGTCAAGGGGCTCCATGACGCCAAGGTTAAGGTAATCGTCGGTGTCTATGACAAGTCGGTTGTTGTCCAGAATCTGGCTGACGGGCAGAAGTATGAGGTGAAGGCCTTTAGCCCCAACAAGCTGGACGAATTCAAGGGGAACAAGGAAACCGGCCAGCAGCAGATCAGGAAAGAGGCCGCCAACCTGGAGGGGATCAGTATCCCGCTCTATTCCGCAGAAGGGCGCACGGCTATGGCTGGCACTGCCCCTGCCGCGCCGCGCAAAGTCATCAAAATACCGACCCGAGTGAAGGAAACCTTGAACTTGGAAAACCCGCTCGACGTGGATCATTACCCCGATATCCAGACCGCCATCCGGGAATTCCAGGGGCTGTGCGGCTTCATTCTGGATAGCGAGATGCGGCAGGCGGTGAAGGGGCTTATCGAGGAAAACCGACTATCGAAACGTTATGTCGCCGGGCTGGCGGCAGAGGTACAGACTGAGCAGATGAGGGCTGCACTATGAAAGGAGGATGCATGGCAACGTTTGCAAAAGCCAGTAAATTCAGACTGTCACGATGGCTGAACACTGAGACAAAAAAAGAGCAGTTCGGTATCCAGGGTCTGGTCAACGGACAATGGCTCCATTGCAGCGAAGAAGGGAAGCCGCTGCTCTTCGATACCAAGCCGGAAGCCAAAGTGAAGCTGAAGGAGATTAAAGCAGGTGATGGTGAAGGGACGCTGAAGATACCGAGAGTCATTTAATCAGGGCGGGCTGCCACCCGCCCCAATCGACCCACAAAACGGGCCTAAAGAAAAGGAGGGAACGAACATGAGTATGACACGACTGGAGCTGTTTGACAATCTCGGTTACAAAAAGGATCCGTTCAAGGGGGTTCGTCTTGGTACCGGAGACCAGGCACGGGTAAAGCGGATCATTACCATGGCCGTTGAATCACACGCTATGGTCTCGGTCGTCGGTGAGCGCGGCATCGGCAAAAGCGACGCCATTGACATGGCCCTGGAAAAGTACAACGTGCGCAAGGTGGTGGTGCATCGGGCGCAGAAGGAGAAGATCACCATCGCCGATATCGAAAAGGCGATCATCCTCGACCTCTCCGACGAATCCCCCAAACGCGGCGCCGAAACATGCAGCCGGCAGGTGCGCCGGATCATAGGTGAAGCGAGCCGCAAGACGGGCGAGCATGGAGTAAAACAGCAGATCGTGCTGATCATCGAAGAGGCGCAGCGCCTGCACAGCTCCACCCTGCGCAGCCTCAAGACCTTGCGCGAAATCGAGTGGATGGGGGAGCGGGAGCTGTTCACCATCATACTCCTTGCGCAGAGCGACCCCATGAACCGCCCCGGCGTCTCGGAAGTCCGGCTGCGCAGCGACCTCGTCCGCATGCAGGGCATGTCTGCCAATGAGGCCGGCCACTACATCCGCAATATCCTCGGCAAGCACTTTGAGGGTCCAGCCATTGACGACCTGGCCGAGCTGCCCCAGGCACGGAACTACCTGGAACTGCAGGAAGTGGCCATTGAGCTGTTGAACAGCGTTCTGGCCGATGGACGCGAAGTGGTGCTCATGGAAGATGTGAAGAAGATCAGCTGCCAGAACCCACAACCGGTACCGAAAGCCGCTCCCCGCAAACAGGCCGCTCCCATCACCGGCAGCGACGCCCTGAAATCGGTCCTTAGCCGCACGGGCGGAGTAGCTTCAACTGGAAATATAAAGGGGGCGATCAATGCTTAGGCTGAAAACCTGCCTCGACGAACTGAGGATCCCCCAGCAGTCGCTGGTAGCGGCCACCGGCTGGAGCAAGGCCCAGGTCTCCATCACCCTCTCCACCGGCAAGCTCCCCGCCAATAGTGAGAAGTTCATCGCCGATGTGCTCCGCTTTGTCTACGACACCCCGGTCATACGGGACTGGCTGAAACTGATGCAGCTCAGCGTCAGCGACCTGTTTCAGCGGATGGATGACGCCGCCGCCCTCCAGAGCAACGCCTGCGGCGAGGTCGCCGGCCTTGGCCCCCAGTGGGCGTGCGAAGAGTACGGCAGCATCGGCCACGATTACCAGCACTGCCACAACTGCCACCGCCGCTATGAAGGGTATTTGAACCGCAGAGGTGCCGCCATTTTCCGGGCGGCGTGAAAGGGAGGAACGCCATGATTAAGAAGATTTTGCAGGCCATGGAAAACCGTCGCAAATGGAACCGCACCAAGCGCTTTTTGCAAGCTCGCACCACCAGCAGGCTCATCGTCAGCCTGATCAGTACCGGCGCCCTCAAATGTCCCGAGATCCGGGGGAGGGCCAGGGCATGATCGACTGCGCAGCCATCATCATCACTCCGGTCGGCTTCGAGATCACCGCCTATTCCACAGACGGCAAAAGCGTTAAAGGTAGCTATTTGCGAGGGAATAACGACTATCAAAGCATCGGTGCCAATTACAACAATGTGAAGGACTTTTGCCGCGATGAAGGTCTAGTCCTCGCCCTCTGCAACATGGTCCATCCGGCTAGTGAAATAGCCGATGCAATCAGAAAACAAAAGGAGAATCAAGGATGAGTTTTTACAGCTACGCACCAAACACCGGCATGCAGTACCACGCCACGGATAAAGAGGCCAAGGAGGCCGCAGCCCATGCACTTAAACAGCTGCTGCCCTCTGGCGTTACATGTGCCGACATTGAGACCGTCACTTGGGGCGAGGTCAGAGACCGTGCCTCCGATACCGGAGCCGGCTATGTCCTGAAGAACGCCCTCCGCCTCGCCTATGAGACAGAAAATCCCCAGGTGATCAATGGTCGGATGGAAAACGGCAACGGTGACCTGGTCCTGCTCCAGAATATCCACGAAAAGGATATTCTTTACCATGACATGGTGCTGGAAATCGCCGTGTTCTGGAAGCACCTCTCCGGCAAGATTGAGCGTTTCAAAGGTTACAACTTTCGCGATGTCTCGACCGTGGTGGCGCTTATGTTCGAGAAATACGGCGTCAAGCGCGGCGGCGAAGAGGGCAACATGCAGTTCACCACCTTCGACCGGCGCTTCAAGTTAAACATCTCAATTCAGAAACAGCTCGCTTTCGGCCCCGAAATCCAGGCAGCACAGGCCAAGCTGCTTGAGGCACTCGATGAAATGACCCCCGCCGAGGCCACCGATCTGCGCACCCTGGTCAATGCCGCCTTCAGGCAGGTCGATGGTCAGGTCAGTATCTCCAAAATATTGCCGCTCAGATCCTTCAAAATCTCCAATGCCAAGTGGAACGAAGGTATGGAGATCATCAGCGAGGCCCTTTTCGTCGCCAGCAAAAAGAAACAGATTCGGCTCTACGAGCGTAACGAGCAGGGGAAATACATCGCCATTCCGCTTGATATAGCGGCAGTGTAAGGAAATTTGATCGCTGAAGCCGAGGGCCGGAACGTCCGGCCCTTCCTTGAACGATCAAACGACCTGGAGGGAATGATGGAAGAAAAGAAAGCGCAGATCATTGAGAAGGTCAAGAAGCTGTTAAGACTGGCCAAGTCCAGCAACGAGCATGAAGCGGCCCTTGCAGCGGCCCGCGCCCAGGAACTGCTGGCGAAGTACAACCTGGATGAGGCCGACTTCTCGGAGCAGGAAATGCCGAAAGAGGCCGGAATGGCGCACACGGATACGGTCAAGAAGCCGGCCACATGGGTCTTCCTCCTCGCCTCCTCCGTGGCTGGGGCATTCGACAGCAAGTATTTTCACCATAGTAGCGGCTACATGTGTTTCGTCGGAGTGGATCTCGATCACGAGGTTGCCGCCTTCACTTACGGCTACCTCTACCGCACCATCAACCGCCTGGCGTCACAATTTATGGGGAAGAGCCAGCAACGCCGCCTCACCGTCAAGGGAAAGAAAAAGGTCCGTCTCTCCTATTGCCTGGGGTGCGCCGATGTGGTGAGCCGGGGGCTCAAGATGCAGCATGAACGCACCCCCATTACCACTACCGCCCTGGTCCCGGTAAAAGACGCCCTGATTAGGGCCAAGATGGATGAGTTTGGCATACGATCGGAAAAGATCAAGGAGGAGTCTTTATCTGACCGCGCTTACTGGTGCGGTCGTAAGGACGGGGCCGGTATCGACCACGGCCGCAAGGCGATGCCCAAAAATGCAAAGCCGCTCAGGATCGGGAGGTAGTATGGGCTACATCCGGCGTGTGGACGCACTCCTTGAAGAGAACCGGGCGCTCAGAATCAAGAGCGCAGAGACCCTGAGCAAGGCAAAGAAAGTCCCCCGCAACCACGTCTTTCATTTTCGTGCTGACGACGATCTGGCCGCGCAGATCCGCGAGGCGGCCAAGGGATACCACTCGACCGATGAGCTCCTGAAGGAAGCGATCAAGGAAAAGCTGCGGGGAGTGAGCATTGACCGCTGACGAGCGGATAGCCTTTGAAGAGCGCGTCGCCATCATGGTCCACGACGGCGGTATGGATCCGACCGAGGCCGAACGCCGAGCAAAGAAGATCATCGAGGGGCGAGACGAACCGGAGCAAGTGGAGCTTGATCTGGGACAGCAGGAATTCCGGCAGGCGATGAGGCAGCTATGGAGAGACTACTAGACAAGGTGGATGAAAGCGGCTGGTGGCAATGCAGGCTGCCATTGCCCGAAAATGAGGGGGGGGCTTCCCCGGCAGAAAAGGAGCTTGCAGGCATGACTACACCGTTGATACCCGAAGTAATGGACAGGATGCCGTGGAAATGCCTCGACTGTGGCGCCAAGTTTCTTGGCCCGACGAACCGCCCGCCGGTTAAAGGCTGCGTGGTATGTGGCTCACGACAGCTATTCGATTGCAACGTGGAGTTTGCTGGTTCGGTCGTAGCTTCTGGGCCATTAACGTACAAATTAATTGAGGTGCCGAAATGAAAACCAACACCTACCGCAAATACAAGAAGCCCGGCCTGCCCATCAATAGTAAGCAGATCACCATTATCAAGATGGCCCAGGGTCAACTCAACATCGATGATGCGACCTACCGGGACATGCTTGAAGAACGCTATGGAAAGCGCAGCTGCACCAAGCTCACCTATGACCAGGCCAGCGCCTTCATCCGCGAGCTGGAGGGGAAAGGCTTTACCCTTGTTCCCAACAAGAAACCGAAGAAAGAGCAGCTGCCCCGTCCGGCCAGCCGTAAGCAGACACATGGCTTCAATACCGTCCGCCCAGTGGCCAGGGACAATGACAAGGTTATCTGCTTGGCACGGCCAGAGGAGATAGACAAGATCAACCAGGTTGCAGCCCTCATCACCTGGCGAGTGGAGAACGGCCTCGCCTTGTTCCTGGAAAAACGGATGGGCATCAAGAGTGGCCGGGTCAAGACTGCTGCTGAGGCATACCTCGCCATTGAAGGACTGAAGAAATTGTTTGAAAACCAGATGAAGGCACAGCACGGGCCGAACTGGTGGGCGATGAAGTTCATCAACAAGGGCATCACCGAGTATATCGCCCTGCACAAGCCTGCGGAGTACAGATAATGACCCAACAGGAGCTTGCCGAGGAAAAGCTGAAAGCCATGTTGCGGGCCGCCGAGCTGCCAGTGAAAGCAAGCTATTGCACAAGCGAGGTCTGCCGCATCCTGGGCATCGTCGAAAGGACGTTCCGGCGTTATACCGACGCCTGGGAGCCTGACGAAAACGGCAGACCCCGCGTCGCGTGCAGCCTCAATTCCACGCTGCTCCATTCCAACAGACGGGTGGCATTCCCGGATCTGGTAGACTTCCTTATCAGGAACAATTCATACCAGCGTCAGATGGCCGTAGATCCCAATCAGATGGACTTGTTTGGCAGCACCTGCGCATATCCCGATTGACAGATTGAACCGAATCGGATATAGAGGCAGAATTCCCCTTTTCTTTTCCCCGAAAAATCACCTAACCCCTTGATAACCCATGACAATCCGAAACAAAACGACGCGCCCCCCGGCGCGTTTTTTTGTATCCTGCACCCGTGTTTGTTCTTTCCCTTTGACGAACCGCTCCAGGACTAGTCTCCCTGGAGCGGTCAACCTACTCTGGAGGTATTATGCCGCGCAGCCTTATCGACAGTTTCCGCCTGGTCATCCTGGCCAACGAGCTTGAAAACAACCTGAATGCCGCCTATCGCTTCTCCGACCCAGACGGCGTTCTAACAGGGAAGTCCGGCTGGGGCTACGGTATCTCCCAGTTTGACATCAACAACAACCCCAGCGCCATCCTCTGTCTGCGTGACTGTGCCTTCACCACAGACCAGATTGCCGCCCTCAAGGCCCAGACGATCCGCGACATGGCGCCGATGAACGCCAAGCTGAAAGCCGCCGCCGAGATCATCGATGCCTGGGACAAAAAACAGCTTCAGGAATGTCTCACCCAGCCCTCGGCCATTTGCAGCGACAGCGGCATCAAGTTCGGTGACGAAGGGCTTGTCGCCATGGCCGACTATCACAACCAGATGTACATGAGCCGGGGGGGCAAGCTACACAAACACTTGCAGGCACTGAAACAGGTCGTCACACCGGAGATCATCCGCGACTTTAAGCTCAGCCTCCCATGGGGGCAAAAGAGACCCGGCGATGTCAAACGCCGCTACAACAACATTATCAAGGTCATGCGGGGATAAGACCGCAACCCATAGGAGGTTTGTCATGTTTTCGTTCTTCGCACAGATTCTCAGCAGTGACTCGCAGCAAGGAAGCTTTTCCCGGTTCACGGGACTTCTTATTGTCATGGCCCTCATCGTCTGGGCATCCGTGATCGTCTTAGCCCAAAAGGCCATCCCGGACATCCCCTATTACTGGCTGGTATTGGTCTTGGGTCTGTATGGCATCAACAAAGTCATGGAAGGGGCAAAGATCATCGCTCCGCTTGTGAAAGGAGATGGTAATGGATCTGATCAGCCTGAAAAACAGGGTTAAAGACAGCTTCACCTCTGACTGGCGAAAGATCGACTGGCCGCGCACCGGCCTCTTGATCCTCCTGATCCTGGCGGTTTTCGCCGCCCTCTGGCAATACGCCATGCCCCAGGTCAGGACCGTCACTGCGACCCAGTTCGTGAGGGTCCCGCAGATCAAGGAAGCGATAAAGATTGAGCGTGTCCGCGTGGCCTGCCCCGAGCAGGGCTTTGTTGCCCTGGACAAAAAGGCGGTGGCGGAGAAGCTGGATATGCCATGGCTGCAAGGCGGGGATATCGCGTCGGCTAAAAACGATGAGGACAATTCCTCCAGGGAGGTGATAACCCCCTCTGCGGAGGGTACTCAATCTCCGGTGCCCGGCAGAGCATCCGATCTGCAAGTGACATCGACCGCCGATCTGCACGACAGCGATAACGGCTATTACGTTGTTTCCGTGGTCAATACCGATACCGGGATAACCACGCCGGTGGTGAAGGAAAAGGAGTCCCCCTGGTTCCAATTCAGAAACGACCTGGGTGCTGGCATCCGTTACGGCGTCGCCATGGGTGATGGAGGTCCTCGTTATTCCGGGACACTCTACGGCTTCTGGGAGTTCTTGCGCATAAAGCAGCTGCACCTTACCGGCTATAGCGAGGTCACAACTGACGGCGTCGCTAAGATTCAGACCGATCTGCAGTGGCGGAGGTAATTGATGACCCCGACCGACGTCGCTGCCCTTACCGCCCTGGTTGCAATTATCAAAGAGATTGGCACCTGGCCCCTGATCACCATCAGCATCTTTGTCATTGCAGGCCCCTGGGTGGGCATGTTCATCATCACCAGAGGCCAAGAGAAAAGGCACTCGGAAGTGGTGAACATGTATGAAGAAAACGCCAAACTGGTCAAAAACTATGAGACCGTCGCCAAAGGATTACAGGACATCCTGGTCCTATCTACCCAGACCATGACCCAGGTGAAAGATCGCGTAGACAACAACCTTTACTGCCCGCTGATGCGTAAAGATCCCAAAGTGGAGAGAACCACATGAGTTTCAATCTGGAACGTGCCGCGATGCGCGGAAAGCTGGTAGAAGCTGAGCAAAGACGCGATCGCCTGAAACTTAAAATCGAGGCACTGGCCACCGCGATCCGCCAGGGGCTCAATACCGCCCTGAACCCGGTAGAGGAAATGGAAGTGCCCCAGCTGGCCACCCAGATGGATGACCTTGAAACTGCCTATGCCGATCTACAGGTGACCCTGTTGGAGATTGCCAGGCTGAAAAAGGAGCTGCTCTAGTGGGCCAAAAAGGGGACAAGGCAAAGCTCTACGATATCGCCTTTCGCATGTACACGGCGGAAGGCAAGAGCCTGACTGATATTGAGGCGGCGCTTGGCGTCAGTCGTCAGACCCTTTCCGGTTGGAAAGCCGATACCAAGCGCCCAGGGGATGAGTTTGACGAATGGGACAAAGCCCGCCAGCAGAAGCGGAGCAACATTCAGCGCATGAAAACCCTGTTCGAGCGGGAACTGACCTTTGCCGAGGAATCGCCTGCCGGTTCCATCCCGCAGCAGGTGCTCAATTCGCTCAACAACCTGGGCTCCCTGGTCAGACGCTGGGAGGAAGTGGAACGGGCTGCCAGCCAGGCCGAAAACGGCCCGGCATACGACCGGCCCAAGGTGTTCCTGGAGAACGTGCAGTGGATTGCCGAGTACCTGAAAAACAACGATCCCGAGGGGCTCAAGGTCTTTGCCCGCAACTTTGATGCACTGGCTATGGCCTTTAAGGTGGAGTGTCTGAATGGTAATGCGTAAGCGGCCAAATCTTACCGAAGGACAGTTCGACAAGCAGGTTGACGAGCTGAAAAACTGGATCCGCGAAAGCGTTTCCCCCTTCGAAAACGACACGCCCGAAAAACAGGAGGCCAGGGTTGAGAGGGGTAGAACTGACAAGCTCTACTTCCTCAAGACCTACCTGCCCCATTACTTCACCTGCGACTTCGGCGAGTTTCATGAAGAGTGGCAAGAAGTAACCGAGCTGCAGGATCAGTTTGCCATTGTCGGCGCTCCCCGTGAGCATGCCAAGTCCACATTCTTCACCCTGGGTAATCCGGTCCATGCCATCGTTTATGAACTGAAGCGTTTCATCTGGCCCTGCTCCGATACCCACGATCAGGCCACCGGCTTCTCTGTCCAGATCAAGCTTGAGCTGGAGGAAAACCCGCGCATCAGGCACGACTTTGGCGTTTTGAAGACCAAGAACTGGAGCGATGACGAGTTTGAAACCAGCAACGGCGTCAAGGTCATGGCCCGTGGTCGCGGCGACAAGGTGCGTGGTATCAGGTACCGCCAGTACCGCCCTGACATGGCCATCTTTGACGACATGGAAAACGACGAAACCGTCGAGAATCCGCGCACGACGAAGAAGATCATCAACTGGATCCGCGGCGCAGTGCTCGGCTCCTTGGGTGCAGGCTACTCGGCAATCATGGTCGGCAACCTGTTCCATTCCAAGAGCGCCATTGTCCAGCTGATTGAAGACGTGGATGAGGAGTCCGGCGAGCGTCGCTACTTCGCCAAGGTCTATGCCGCCATCCTAGATGAAGACGGCCCGGACGAACGCCCCCTCTGGCCAGCCAACTGGCCCATGGAAAGGCTGCGGAAAAAGAAACGGGACATCGGCTCCTACACCTTCAACAAGGAGATGATGAACAAGGTCGGCGTTGAGGATTCACCGTTCCCTGAGGAGCAGGTGAAGTACTTCCACCGCATCGATATCATTGAGCTTGCCCTGGAGGTCGCCACCTTCCTAGATCCTTCGGCCCTTGCCGGCGAGGGAAACGACTTCCGGGCATGCGTCACCATCGGTCTGCACCGTCCGACCATGACATTTCGCTGTTTGCACGCCTGGATAAAAAAGATGTCGATCGGCGCCATGTTCGCCGCCGCATATAACCAGTTCGACACCTACGGCGGACGCATCGGCATCGAGGAGAACATGCTTCGTGAGTTTTTGCACGAGGCGATTCAAAACTATGCCAAGGAGGCCGGGCGCTATCTCCCCTGGGAGCCGGTACTCCATACCACTAACAAAGAAGGCCGGATCATCGGCACTTGCAGTTATCTCTGGGAATACGGCCGCCTGCAGTTCGAAAAGAGCCACTCCGACCAGAACCGCCTAGTGGAGCAGTTTGTTTACATCCTTAACAAGTCGGTTCATGACGACGGTCCGGACGCGGCCGAGTCGGCAATCAAAATGTTGCAGGGCGGTGGCCTTGGCGGATGGGCTGCGTCCCGTGGCGAACGCCAATCACACGCCATGCTGAAGGGATACTATGATGCAGCGTAACGGCCTTTGGATAAACGAGCATGAGTTCGTCAATTTTGACGACGGCAAGGCCGCTTCCAATTCACTGACTCAGGAGCTGGCGGTGCGTTCGCGCTCGATCGACTTCTATGCGATCGGTAATTTCTACCTGCCGAATCCTGACCCGGTTCTGAAGGCCAAGGGTCATGACATCAAGATCTACAACGACCTGCTTATCGACGATCGCGTTGCGGGCGGCATCATCAATCGCACAGCCGCATCTAAGGCAATGGTCCTGAAGATCGAAGCGGGCACGGCAAACCGCCGCATACGAAAAGCAATCGAGGCCATATTCGCCAAGCTCAAGATAAACACGATCATTGAAAACATCCTCCAGGCTCGCGGCTTTGGTTATGCGCCAATAGAGGTGGTCTGGGGGCTGCGCGATGGACTGACGGTACCGGTTGACCTGGTTCTGAAACCGCAACGCTGGTTCGTCTACAGCCAGCAAAACGAGTTGCGTTTCCTATCCAGGGAAAACCTGATCACCGGCGAAGAGCTGCCGCCGCGCAAGTTCATCTGTCCTCGCAATGAAGCCACCTATGACAACCCCTACGGCCTCGGCCTGCTCTCCCGCTGTTTCTGGCCGGTGGTATTCAAAAAGGGGGGCTGGCGCTTCTGGGTGCAGTTTGCCGAAAAGTTCGGCCAGGTGTGGCCGATAGGAAAGCTGCCCCGTTCTGCCACTCCGGAGCAGGTCGATCAACTGCTCGATATCCTGGAGCGGATGATCCAGGACGGCGTCGGCGTCATCCCCGATGATGGCAGCGTCGAGATGAAGGAAAGCGGGTCGAAAAGCGCTACCAGTGCCCTGTTCAAGGACATCATATCAGAGGCGAACAGCGCCATCTCAACCGTCTGGCTCGGTCATGCAGGGGCCGGGCAATCGGTCGCCGGAGAGCTTGGCGGTGGCAAGGGTGTGGCCGTCGACGTGCGTGACGATCTCCGCGAAGACGATGCCAATCTGATCATGGAGACACTGCAGCAGGTAATCGACTGGACCTGCGAAATCAACTGGGGCTCTGCTGTCGATTCGCCCCGCGTCGTGCTCAAGGAAAAGGATGAGATCGACACCACCCAGGCCGAGCGTGATGACAAGCTGACAAATTCCCTGGACCGCGCCGGACTTAAGCTGTCCAGAGTCTACTTTAAGAAAACCTACGGCCTGGATGAAGAGGATATCGAGGAAAAAGCGCAGCCTGTAGAGCCGGTTCCCGGTGATCCGCAACCACAACCGCAACCACAACTACAACCTGGTTCCTTTGCCGAGCCTGACACTGGCGGCGATGCTCAGCCTGACAATGCCGACTCCTTTGCCGTACGCGCTGAAACTGGAGCGGAGCCGCTGCTCAATCAATGGGTCGATGCTGCAAAGAAGATCGTTGATACCGCAGGCAACCTGGTCGACCTGCACGCCGATCTTTTGAAGCAGTCGGATAAGCTCGATATCGCCCCCATGGCGGCACATTTCCGTGATGCTTTACTTCTGTCTAATCTGCTTGGACGGGCAGAAGTCTTGGACGAAATAGCCGCTTCAGAAGCGGGCACTTCCTTTGCCGAATTTTCGCAGTACTCCTTTGCCGAGTCGGCAATTACCTCCGCGCTGCGCCTCCCCTTTGCCGAGGCCATAGCCTTCTTCCGGAACAAGGTGAACATCCCCACGGAGCGGTGGAACGATCTTTTCCTGGATGCCCACTCCAAGGGATTCATGGTTGCGGGTGCCATGAAGGGGGATTTGCTCTCTGATCTGCAAGAGGCGGTTGACCAGACCATCGCCCAGGGGCTGACCCTTGCCGATTTCCGCAATCAGTGGGACACCATTGTTGACCGCTACGGCTGGAAGTACGTGGGGGGACGTAACTGGCGTACCCGCATCGTTTACGAGACCAATACCAGGCAGGCTTATAACGCAGGGCGCTGGCAGCAAATTACCGATCCGGACGTTCTCTCCACCAGGCCCTTCCTCCTGTACAAGCACGGTGACTCAGTACATCCGAGGGTGCTTCACCTCAGTTGGGACGGCACCGTGCTCCCTGCCGACGATCCCTGGTGGTCAACCCACTCTCCCCAGAATGGCTGGGGTTGCAAGTGCAAGGTGTTCTCTGCAGGTGAGAGGGATATAGCCAGGCTGGGCGCCAAGGCGAAGCGGGTAGCTCTCAATGACGGCACCTACACCTGGACCGACAAGCAGGGGCGCTCCTTCGAGATCCCCAACGGCATCGATCCCGGTTTCCAATACAACCCAGGCGCAGCTGCCAACAGATCGGCAGCGGTGCTCAATGACAGGATTAACCAGCTACCTCCTGATATCGCTAAACAGATCCGGGCCGAGATAGCCCAACAGGAAAAACGCTGATGGCCGACGAACTGATCAAGATCGGGCACAACCTCCCCAAGGTGCAGAAGGAAATAGCCAAGGTCGCCAAGAAAACCGGCAACCCGGCTCCGGCTCTGAAAGCCATGGGAAAGGTCTTGACCCTTTCCACCGACGAACGGTTTAGCAAGCAGGAAGATCCCCAGGGCAACAAGTGGAAGGAACTGAAGCCGGTCACCCGCAAGCGGAAGAAGAACTCCAAAATCCTCACCGAGTCCACCAAGCTGCGGGACGGCATCAGTGACCAGCTTGACGGTGACGATACTCTGCTGGTCGGCAGTGATTCCCCCTACGGCGCCATTCACCAGCTGGGGGGAACGATCAAGCAGGAAGGGATGACGCTGCACCTCAAGGGCACGGGACGCAACACCCGCTTTGCCAAAAAAGGCCAGGGCGACCGCACCAAGACGGTCAACCGCACCATCAAGATGCCTGCCCGGCCATACCTGGGGGTAAGCAAGGCTGACGAGACCGAATTGCTGGCCATAGCGGGCGATTATTTGATGGGTTAATGAAACGCCCAAATTTGCCCCGTAGCCGTTTCCGGGGTAGTCCGATAAGCGCATGCACCATAACACGCCCGGAAACCAGTTTATAAACCGCCATAAACAACATTTGAAAGCCCGTTGTGGTGGCAAAAGTGAAAGGAGGAATAGATGGAAGGTTGGGATCTGGTATTTACCGCCGGTATGCACACCGATTCGAACGGCAATAAAAAGCTCTGGACGACCGATGACCTGGATAAGATCGTCTCGACGTTTGATCCGAAGTTTCACGAGCCACCCCTGGTGATCGGCCACCCCTCGAACAATGCCCCGGCATTCGGCTGGGTCGAAGGAGCCAAGCGGGTGGGCGAAGGGCTCTATCTGAAATACCGGCAGGTAGTTGACGAGTTCAAGGAATGGAACCGCAAGGGGATGTTCAAGAAAAAGTCGATCTCGGTTTACCCGGATGGCTCCTTGCGCCATATCGGTTACCTGGGGGGTATGCCCCCGGCAATTAAAGGTTTGCCCGATTACCAGTTCAGCGACAGTGGCAAGGGCGAGGCGGTAACATACGAGTTCAGCGACTGGCGCATGTCAACCCTCGGCAGGGTCGTCATGAAGCTGCGCGACTACCTGGTTGAAAAAGAAGGGGCAGAAAAGGCTGACAGCATCATCGGGTCATGGGAGGTCCAGGACCTGTTAACCCCGCCACCAGAGCAGGAACCAATAAGCGAAAGCTGTTATCACGAGGAGGTCGAGATGGAAATCAAGGATGTAGAAGCAATTGTCACCAAAGCGATGGCAACTGGAACCCAGCAGTTCAGCGAGCAGTTGAAGACAATCATCGAGGAGAACAAAACTTTGCGGACAGAGCTGGCCGGAATCAAGGAGAGCCAGACCAAGGACAGAGAAGCCACCATGCGCCGTGAGTTCGGTGAGTTTCTCATGACGCCGGATATGCAGAAGAGGGTTGCCGAAGGGAGCCGGGAAGCGACCATCAACCACATGATGACCCTGGCCGCCGCGCAGCCGTTGGAGTTCGGCGAAGGGGAGCAGAAAACGAAGGTCCCCGCCGTCGATCATTACAAGAAACAGCTGCAGGCGCTGCCGCCGGTTGTGGAATTCGGCGAAGTAGCGACCAAGGACAAGGTAGGCGAGATCGAGGTTGGTGGTATGGATGTTGATGTCGTGGCGGCCAAGGCCCGCGAGTTCCAGGAGACCGAGGCTGCAGCAGGCCGCACTGTATCCATGACCGCTGCCGTGGCCTACGTGCAGCAAACTACTAAAGGAGGCAAATAATGAGACCTGGAAGCCGCTGGAATTACACCGCCCAGGGAGAAATCTCCCGTTACCGCTTTGCCAAGTTCGGTACAGCCGACGGCACCATGGCAGTTGCCGGCGATGCTACCGCCGCAATCATCGGTGTCACCCATGACATCAGTCTTGCCGATGGCGAGCGTGGGGACATCGTTCGTGACGACATGCCGGAGATCGAATACGGCGAGGCCATCACCCGTGGGGACTTCATTACTGCCGGAGCAAACGGAGTCGCCATGAAGTTTACGAAACCGGGAGCCGGTGAGACCAGATTCTATGCTGGTATAGCCGAATACTCCGGCGTTGCCGGGGACATATGTCCCATGATGTTCAACCCAGGCGTTCAGCTTGGGTAATTAACAAACGAAAGGAGATCTACCAGTGCCAAAATCAGCATATCAAATAGATCCGGTAGCCACCGCCATTACTCGTGGCTTTTCAAACGGCAAGATGGTGGCAGACAACATCCTGCCCCGTGTCACTCCCGTCTCCAAGGAAGAATTCAAACACAACGAATTCTCCAACGTCGACGAAGCATTTACCGTACCCGATACCAAGATCGGGCGGACTTCCGATGCCAATGAGGCGACTCAGTCCTCCAAGATTCTGACCGACTCCACCGATGACTGGGGTCTCAAGACCGTCATTCCCCAACCGGACATCGACAATCAGCCCGCTGGTGTCAACCTGGTCGGAGAGGCGACCGAGCACCTTACTAATCTTGTCCTGCTCGATCGTGAGATCAGGGTAAAGAACATGGTTCTCGATCCGGCGCTTTATCCCGCCGCAAACAAGCTGGCCTTGGATGCTGATTCTAAGCTTACCAACCCTAACTGCGATCCCATCGAGATTTTCGACGAAGCGCTCGATAACATGATCATGCGTGCCAATTGCATGGTTATAGGCCGCAAGGATTTCTCCATTCTCCGCAAGAATCCGAACATCATGAAAGCCCTCAACAAAACCAGCGGCGACAAGGGGAAGGCCACGGTTCAGGAGTTAATGGAACTGTTTGAACTGGAAGAGATCAACATCGGCGAGGCGTGGGTCAATAATGCCCGCAAAGGTCAGGCCCGTAACATTGTCCGCGTATGGGACGGCAGCATTCTCCTCTTCTGCAAGGATGCCAAAGCCAACACCCGCTTTGGTACTACTTTCGGCTATACCGTTCCGTACCAGCAGCGCGTTGCCATGACCAAGTTCGACCCAGATCTGGGGCTGCGCGGATCAACAGTGGTTAAGGTTGGCGAGTCGGTGAAGGAACTGGTCGTGGCCAATGATATGGGCTTCCTGATTTCAGGAACGAGATAAGGAGGAAATTTTGGGAAATATATTTACCTACACAGTCAAAACCCCCATTCATCGCGGCAAGTTATACGGCATTGGATCTGATATCGACCTGACCGCCCCTGAAGCTGCAAAGCTTGCAGATATGCTCGATCTGGAAAGCAAGCGCCCTGCAGTCGATGCAGTGGACGATAAGCCGGACGTGGTGTTCATCGAAAAAATCCAGAAGCTGGAGGCGCAGATTGAAACCCTTCAGGGGGAGAATACAACCCTGCAAAGCACGGTTGATAATCGCAACTCCCAGCTGGCCGAGCGGGCCAGCGACCTGGATGAAATCACCGCCGAGCTGACAACCCTCAGAAATGAGAAAGCCGGCCTCGAAACCGATCTGACCAATATCAAGACTCTTTTGACTACGGCCCAGGACAATAACAAGAAACTTGCAGGCCAGGTAGACCAGCTGAAAAAAGCTTTAGCCAAGAAAAAATAAAACCCATGGGGCGGTGTAAAACCCGCCCTGACTCTAAAAGGAGCACCCATGAAACGATTTAATCTTTTCATCCTCATCGCACTTGTCGCGCTCGTCGCCTTGGCAGCCACGGCCTTTGCCGCCGGTAACCTGCCCTGGACTAAGAACAAAACCCTGCTCCAGAACCTGACCGGCATTGCGCCCGTCAAGGGACAATCGGGTTGCACAACCAAAGCAATCACCAAGGGCACTTTCGGCTCTTATACCACAGTCACCGGCTTTACCGGCTATGAAGGCGAGGTGGTGACTGCAACCGGCGCAGCCGAGCCGGTCAAGTGGGAACTGGACGGCACCCAGGTTGCCACCGGCTCTTCGTTCAAATTTACCAACTCCGGCGGCAGTACCTACGCTCGGGCAGTGCAGCGGGTCTATTCGGCACCATCCAGAACGCTTACCGGCTGTGTGCGGAGACAGTAATGGAAAAACCCTTGCTCCAGGACATAGATGTTTGGAGTGACGTCGGTCTCCACGAATCCATTGACGTGGAGACCGACGGGGTTGCCCAGGACTTCACCGGCTGGCTTGAGTTTGAGTTCGTAGCGGGAGACCTGAAAGCCGCACAACCTCTATTCAGCGGAGCGGTGCAGGTTATTGAAAGGGGCAAGCTGTTTCTGGTCATTGAACCGGCAGCGCTGGCCCAGCTCTTTACCGCGAATGAATCCAAGGTGACCAAGGATTACCCATACGTGTTGCGGGTCAAGCCTGGCACCCCGTACAAGATCAGGCTCATGTACGGAAAGATTTCCATCCACCGGGGACTGCCGTGATCAAGATTGCTTTGACATTTAAACCCTATCCGAAGGTTCAGCTGCAGTTGGCACCGCTGGCGGTGGTTGACCTGGCTCCGCAGTCTAATGTCACGCTGACGATGAGCCGTGCCGAGTTGGTTAAGCTTTCTCTGGATACTCGCTCGCTGGCAGTGGTCAAGGTTCCGGCATTTCCACATGACCCCAGGGAATTGATGGATGCAAGCGGCACCTGGTTCCAGGGCGCCGATGGCCAGACGGTATGGGGAGCGAACGGATGAAATACATAAATTTATGTGCTGCCTTCATGCTTTTGTGTAGTGCCACCGTGGCCATGGCCGGCGGCTACTACTTCCAGAAGCCGGAGATGACAACTGTGCCGGATAACGCCAGGGTGCTGATTTATGACCCGGCCAGCAATACAGACAAGAACCTTACCGGGGCAACCCTGAAAGGGCTTGCAGCTGGCGCTTCGCCGGTGCAATCGGTGGCCGGTAAGGTCGGCATAGTCACTCTTAACCCTGCAGATCTCGGCCTGGCTGAAACATGCACCGGGCGCGTCTCCTATGACGGCCTTGATGGACCGCCGAACGTGCTTACCATTGGCACCGTACAGACCGGGAGCTACGACACCCCGGCAGCAGCGACAATCACCGGGACCTCGCCCAGCCAGGTTTTGAATTTGACGTTACCGGTGGGTGCCGCAGGCCCAGCCAACTCCCTGAGTATCGGCACTGTCGTTGCCGGCAGTTATGGCACCCCTGCAGCGGCAACCATCACCGGCATACCGCCAGCCCAGACGCTAAGCTTAACCCTACCCATGGGGGCATCAGGGCCGGCAACCACCTTGACCATC